CAATTTTACCCATTACATTATCTCCATCCCAATAGTATTCGGTAATTAAGTGAGATACATTTTTTAGGTTAATAACTTGAGATTCTGGGTGGTCTAATTCTCCCATAGCTCGTCTTTGTTTGATTACTTCGGAATAGTTTTTCATTTCTCGATCCCATAAGTCACGAGAATAATATCTACCATTTCCATTTTTAATTTCAGCTGTTGCTAGAATACCTTCTACTACTAAAGGTTTCTTTACCCCACCAACGTTTTCGGTTAGTGGGGTAGCAGAAATTTTAATAGGATGGGTTTCTATAAGTAATTGTCTATTCATTGTCAAATGAGGATTCGTCTACCATTTCTTTGGTATATGCTTTGCCATTCATTTTTCCGTACATAGCCTCCATCTTAGCTTTAACTTTTTCTAAGACTTTGATTTCTTTTTGCATAGCTCTCATTTTGCCTTTATCTACTAGTTCAGATAAGTTAGCATCTTCTTCGATCATACTTAATCTTTCCATTTTAGTAGTAATCATTTCGCTAATTTTGTCCAATTTGGCTTCCATAGCAACGATTCCAGCTTGAGTATCGATTTCGGCTAGTTCAGAATCCAAAGATTCTTTTTTAACTGCTTTTTTTACTGGTTTTGACTCAACTTTTTCTTCAGTTGTGTCCATCATTTCCATATTTTCGTTTAGGGATTTAAGCTTATTTTCTAAATCACCGATTGTGTTTTCTAGATCATCTATTTGTTCTTGATACCAATCACCTGATACAGCAAATTCCAAATCACTTTCCTTTTCCATAGCAGAGACTAAATCAAAATATGCTCTTTTTACCATATTTAATTTTTGCATTAATCTTTGGTTTCTAGCAGCTTCTCTAGGATCAGGTGCAGTACCTGATTTTTTCTGCATTTGAAGCATTCTAAGTTGAGCCATTTTTTCTTCAAAGTCAGAATCTTCATCCAAACTTCCTTTACCCATAGTAACTGTACTATCGTTCGGACCTTGAAGATGGTATATACCAGGATTTACTTGCTTAAATCTAAGACCCATTAAAAATGACATCAAATCACCTTCACTACCTATTTCAGTAGTTGATTGGGGATCGGAACCTTTTAATTGAATTTTCTTTGGAGACTGTTGAATAACTTTCTTCAATTTTTCAGCAGATACAAATGGAAGTGATGTATAGTCTTTTTCTTCTTCTCTAACCAAAGATTCTTTAACCACTTTCTTTAATTTATCTGAATAGCCAGATGAAGCATATTTTCCAGATACTTCTTCTAGTTCTGTTTCTTTATATCCTAATCCTTTAACACCAAATGCAGCATTTTTCATATAGTACTGTCCATCTTTAGCTAAGTTTTTAGCTACAATTTTACGGAGTTCATCTAATGTTTTATCCGGATTTTCTCTGCCTTCAAAATATATACCATTTCTTACTTCTTGGCCAATTTGATTGTCAAGGTTGGTTTTATCTTTATAATCGTAATTGTGGGATTCAATTTCTTCTACTTCGGCAGTTGGTTTTTTCTCTACTGCTTTAGCTTCTTCAGCTAAGAATTTAGCAAATTTATTTTCCCATGCGGTTTTTGGTGTAGCCTCAATTGTATTAATTGGTTTTAAATCAACATAATTTTCGGAAATCACACCACGTGTTTTCAACATTTTAGATGCTTCTTCAAATCCCATCGGATTTGTTAGCATATTAGGGAATTGCTTTTTAGCTTCAGTAAGGAATATACCCTTGTGACCTTTTCCCTCTTTAATTAAATTGTATTGTTCTTGTAGAGTCATTATTCTTCTCCTTTTAGTAAAATTTCTATATCGTTTATGTAATCGTTAATCAAATCTGTGCCTTTTACTACGGTATAACTGGTTGGATTTTCTCTATAGTATGCTATAGTTTCAATTTTGCTTTGACGTAGTAATTTTTTTATGTCCTCAAATCTAGCTTCTAAAGAATCAAATGCCATGATGCGTTGATCATGGAATTGGTTTAGGGTTTCATCTCCTTGTTCCTTAATTCTATACTTATACATATTAAAATAGGTTTTTAACTTCTAAACCAGAGCCTTTCTGTACGTAGTTTCCGCTTTTATCTTTTGGAACTAACTTGTATTGAAATTTCTTAACGTAGTAATTATTTTTAACACCTTCAGGACCAGCTTTAGGACCTGGACCTAATGTAGCACCTATGTTTTCTTCAACGGGTGTGTATCCTAGTTTTTCTAGTTCTTTAGGTGTCTTAACTTTTTTAGCAAATGCGTATTTAGTTAAATAACCACCGGCTCCACCAGAGGTAGACATTTCTTTTAACTTATCGGATATTTTATATTTGTACCCCATTTGCTTTTTTAATTTCCTGAACTAGTTCATAGTATTGCATTAAATCCACTAAGTGATCGTCGTTAACTTTAGATGTTTTATCTATTTCAACTAGTTGCTTAGATATTTCTCCAACCTTAATTTTAGTAGCTGGATCTTGGATGGTTTTGATGCTTTTGCTTAAATGTTCTTTTAGTTCAACAATTTTAGCATTATAGAAATTTCTTAACTCGGGGGTTGAGTCTACAGAGTTGATAAATTCTTTAAGAATTTGTTTCTGTTCAGGAGATATAGAATCGTATTTTTCGTTGAATTTTTCTAAAAGAACTCTATATGTAAGAATTCTTAAATCCTTATCGTATGCTTGGAATTCTTTTAGTATATCCTCTTCTACATTGTCAGAATTTACATCTTGTTTAGTCAAGAATTCTAACAATACAACTTTGCAATCTACCATTTGAGATGGTGCTACAAAAGTAGAGGAATTGTAGCCTTCAATTAAAGTATAGATGGAGGCTAGTTCTTTATAGTTTTTAATTTTAATACCAAAGAAAGTATCAAGATCGTAATTATCTTTTATTTCTTTAATTATATTATATTTTTGTCGCTTTAACGAGGATTTATTTAAATTAACAGATGACTCTAAAATAGTACTAATAACGGTATTAGCTCTTCCTTCATTTAATACTTGGGATTTTAGAATAGACTCATATAATCTGTATTCTTTCCCCAATTCACTCTTGACAAAATATTTTTTCATGATGTCAATAGCAGGGGAATCTACTCCCCTCAATGTGTCTATCGTCACCTGTCTTACCAACAGTTCAAATAAAATGCCAGTATTACGGAATTTGCTATGCTTGATTCTCATCAAAGGAATGTATTTGTTTATAAATATTAAGGAAATCTTACTCTTTCAATTGTTTTTCATCTAGCAACGAAGTATCGTCTTTGTCTTGCTCAAATATCAGTTTTTTCCTGTCCATTTTGGAAAAAATATCTTTATTTTTCAAGAAAGCAACTTGAGCATTTTCGAGTGCCATACCACTTTTGTTAGTATCTGTACGGCTATCGGATGAATCATTTTTATCAGTGTCTTTCATTCTCTTAACACCCAATCTATCCTTACCAAAATTGTTATCTTGTTTTCCAATATTGGAGATGGAATCTTTTGGTCTACCTAATGTTTCATCTTCATCATATCCTTGTGGAATATTTTTAGGATCAGAATCATTTCTACCTTTACCATATAATGAAGCTAGATCGTGTGGTGTGCCATAAGATTTACCACTTTCTACTGGATCATTACCTTCGTTTTCAATTTGAGTAACCCGGAATTGACGTTTAGCATCTTCTCTAATTAGATCCCTATATTCATCGTACTGATCTTCGGATAAATGGAATATATTATCATAAATCCAATCTGTAGGTAATAATTTCTGCTCTATTAATTGTTGAGCTAATTCAGCTTTAGATTTCATCAACTCAATTTTCTCTTGCTCAAATATAATAGAAGGGGTTTGCATAGACAATTCAAAGTTTGTCAATGCTTCGTCTCTATATCCTTGAGAATATAAGTGTACTAGAGCAATTTTATTAAGTTCAGATACTAGGATACGTTGTATACGTTCAATTGTACGAGCAAATCTAATATCTTCGGCCGCTAGTGTTGCTTTACCTTCTATATTTTCGTCATACCCTAGGAATGCTTTTGGTACTTTAAGTGCAGCAAATAGTTTATCTCTTAAATATACAACGTCTTGAATACCGTCGTAATCTAAACCTTTAGTGGTGTCAATTTTAGTTGTTGTATCATTTCCACGAATCGGAATATAAAAATCCTCCATCATGTTCTGCATATTATATTTCAAATTATAGTCTCCAGTTTTATTATCAACATATGGAGTGCGTTTCATATTTGAAATAGTTTTTTGCATAAATGCATCTACCTCATTTGGCGGAATAGAACCTACGTTTACATAGAATATACGTTTTTCAGGAGCACGAGCGATTCTATGTATCAACATAGCATCTTCCATTAAAGTATATTGCTTAAATAGTTTACGAGCGGGTTCAACATACGAACGGCCATAAGGTAGATAATTGGTATCTCCAATTAGTCTAAAGTGAGCCATCTCATAGTTATCAAACATTATACCACCGGATTGATCGTTACCTTGTCCAGTAACGGCGTATAGTCCAGAATTAGCGTTTACTAGGCCATCAGGTGAATATCTAAATTTAACCTCAGATGGATTTTCACGATTAAATCCCTCTAATCTTTCAATGTGGAATGCAGTATATGGTATTACATTGTATACACCATATTTTTCTGCTATTTCTAGTTTAAGAAAAAAATCACCATATTTAGACATTTGTCTAACCCAAGCCCATAAATTGAATTCGATGTTTAAAACATCATAGAATAAGTTGTATAGGATTTTTTGTATATTTTCGTTAGACGAACGAATAGACAATACTTCGCCCATATCGTTTTTCAAAGTACATTCATCAGATATAATGTCTAAAGCAGAAGCTATAATAGCATCTTGATCCATTACATCATATTCTGAATATAGCTGTGGTCTTAAGTATTTGTAGTTAAAATTAAATTGTGAACCATAGAGGGAGCTAGGATTAGTAGAATAGATTCTACTGTATCTATCCATAAGAGAATTCGTTTGAATTTCCCCATTGGATTGGATTTGGTTAGTATCCATTACACTTACTTGATTACCCCCAACGTTTCGGATAATTACATCCGTTGAGAATAATCTTTGTAATCTACTAAATAAGCCTGTATTTGCCATATTGTTTATTATTGTTATAAATATTGTTAAAGTAACCAGCTTATATCTTCTTTCCCACCATACGGGTTATCAATTTGATA